CCTTTATTCACTCCTGACTTATATACTTTTTTACCAGTGCTTGGGCTCATATAGTAATCACCTTTACTATCTTTACCAATAGATTTTACTTTATATTTTGCTCCACTATCGCCTTCCGCCACACCTTTCTGACCTTTAGCCATTTTCAATGAGGTTTTTAATGCTGATACCTTACCTTTGGAAGTTTTAGCATCATTTGCTGTATCTGCTCTGCGTTGAAGTGGATCGTAACCAAACTTAGAACTATTAGGATTACGAGGTGTTTTATTACCCTCATCATCTACATCATATGCATCTGGGTGTTTACGCCATTTAGCGCCTTCCGCCATATCTTTCTTTTCTTTTTCTTCACGCTCTTTTTTCTGCTTGTCTAAAAGATCTTGTAATCTTTTAGCACCAGCATCCATATCATATCCGGCACGTTTCATAGAGTTTTTAAACTTTTGTTGTGCCGATACTTTTTGATATTTGGCTTCTTCAACGTCTCCGTCACCTTTGAGATTGCCCATGTCCTTGGCTCTTTGTAACATATCGTAACGATCTTTGAAACCTTTAACCCCAGGTTTAATGTTGGCAGCATCAGCACGATCACCGTAGGTCTTATTTTTCAAATGTTTCAATGTGGTCTGTGCCTGGTGACTGTGGGGAGTTTCTTCATTGTCTTTTTCGCCCATAACAGCAGGTTTGTGCTTTGCTGCCCATTTTTGTGTTAGACGTTCCATGAATTTTTCTGCCACAGTTCTAGCATGGACTCCAACTTCTTCACCATATTTTTCTTTAATTTCTTTTTCTACATCTAATAGGATACCTTCTTGACCATTGAATGGACCAACATTAGGATTATCTCTATTAAATCTGCTTTTAACCATTTCGGCAACACGATGATATACCTCATCCATGTTTTGTCCTTCACTAACTTTACTCATCATATTGTTAGTCCACTGTTGGTCATCATTTTCTGCTGTAGGTTGTTCTGCGGGTGCAGGTTCAACTGGTGCTGTTTGTGGTTGTTCATCTTGTGGAAGAACTGCACTTAATGGTCCTAGTAAATCCGGGTACGAGTCAGTAGCCCAATCTCTAAAAGTTTTTAATGGATCGACGCTTGCATCTAAATCTGCCTGTGCTTGGAAATCTTTTTCTAGTTGAGGATCATCTATGCCAAATTGTTGGAAAAATTCATAGGCTGTTTGAAAGTCTAATTTTTGCCCTGATTGTACCATGTTATCTAATTCAAGTTTCAAGGATTCAATTTGATCGGGTGTAAGAGTTCCTTCTTCTATGGCATCGGCCCATGCTTCGAATTTAGAGAACCCTTCTTTATCTACTTCATCTGCATCCGGATCAGTTAAACTATCTCCTGCAGCTGCTCCTTGCAGAGCACCTAATGGGCCACCTAATGCTGCCCCTAGTGCTCCACCTGCCAGTGTGCCTAAAATTTCTTCATTGTTTTTGTCTGCTACGTATTCTTCTAGGTCAACTTTTTCCTGCATAATACTGTGTATTAAAGGGAATAGGCCGGCTAATTCTTCATTGAAAGATGTTTGTGTAAATGCCTGTTTGTAAGTTTCTAAGGTTACTGCATCTAGTTCGCCTATCATAGGTTCTTGACTTTCGTCAAATTCTGCAATCCATGACTCATAATAATGACGCTTACTTAGTGCCTCGATCATTCCTTTAAGTTCTTGTAGTCGGCCTATGGCCCTTTCTGATATGCCTGTGGCGTCATCATGTAATGTTTGATGTTGTACTTTCTTTTGAAATTCTTGTAATTGAGCAATTTGTTCGCTCATTCTAATAATTGCCTTACCTGCAGGATCATGTGGTACGCCACCATGGTCTACGTGTTGTGCCATGGCAAATGCACCTGCTGGATGTATAAAGGGATACTTAAATCTTTCACCTTCTCGATTTTGAATAAAAATTGCCTTGATGTTTTTGCGTTGGCTGCGAGCACCGGGATAAGTTTCTTCTACAGGTCTATTGTGTCTAACAATAACCTCTGTAGCGCCTTTTACCGCACGACTGGTTTTCTTTGAACTTTTTGTAGTCCAACGTGATTCGTTCATTTGTAGTGCCATTTCATCTTCCTTAGGTGCTTGAGTAGCGGCTAGATGTTGGAAATCATTTCTATCTAAGTTATTTTTAGCGATGTCTCTTGTATCGAATCTCAATAACCTACGCTTGGCAAACATACGCATTTCTTTAAGGAAATCATACCAAACGTGTTTACCTATGTCATCTTGCCCTTCTGTAATACCTTGACTGTAATAAATTTTTAGACTGCCTGCATCGGCTATACTGACGCTAACACGACCTAAATCGATACCTTCTTTGACAAAATCGAAGTCAAAGAATCTTGCTTGAACCGGATCTATGGTAACAGCACCAGTTTCATCTCCCATTTCTAAATTACTAAATCTAGAACGTATTTTGTCGAATAGGTCTTGACTGATTATTTGAATTGCTTTCATAATTTATATTTATTAGAATGTGCTTACATACACAGGCAAGGGCATGACCCATTCATCTTCACGCTCTTCTCTTAGTTTGTCATAGATAGCAGGATCCCATTCTTGTAACAACATAGCCATACGTAGAGCCAATAACATTGAACTAACTAGATCATCATGGGCTGTGTCTTTGGCCATAAAAGTTATGTTTTTTGCCACATAGGTTTTTAATTCACTGATTAATGCTTTAGAATTAATAGTCATCCTATTGCTCTCTATTAGATGCTTAAATTTAGCACATATGGATATTTTACTAGAATGGGTAGTATTAAATCCTTTTCTAAACCTACGAACATGTCCTTTCTTAATAGGTTCACTTAAAAATAAACCAGGAATACTTTCTTCACCTATTTCCGATATGGCCACTAGTGCTGCTTCACCTACTGTGTTATTTTCAACAGAATAATAAAGGTTTGGCGGCATTCCGGCATCTGCAAACTTTTCAGATATAAAATTACATAGGTCACGTAGTATTCTTACCTGTCCCTGTATTGGTGTAAGATTATGGTGCCATTCTGCAACTTGATCAAAACTAGGTAATTCTAATATCTGTATAGCGCCATAATCACCCCCTGTTCCCAGACTAGGATCTAAGGCTATGAGATATGTAAATCTAGTGTTAATTTTTTTATACCAGCGAGCCTGCCCCATTTTCATTAAGGGTTCTCGTCCTTCTAAATCTGCAAGTTTTATAGAACTAATAAGTGTCTCATCAAATACCAAGAATTCGCATTCGTGCTCACGCCTAAATCTTTCTTCTCCAATCCTGCTGCGTTCTTCATTGGCCCATTTTTCATCTCTATCCGGATGTTCACTCCAATGCGCCCTAAATGGAAAGAATCCGTTTCTGCCAAGTACTTGTTCATTACCAAATTCATCGAACTTCATATTTGCTTCTTTCCAAATTAAAGCAAATGTGTCTTCGTCTGAATTTGGGGTAGAAGTAATTATGGCCTTACCGCCCGTGGCCAATGTGGGGGATATTGATGTCCAAAATTCTGTGGCAATATTTGGTGGTACGAATGCGAACTCATCAGCGTATAGCACAGATAGAGAAAGACCACGACCTGTTGTTTCTGTTGTTGTCTGTGCCATTATCCTACTACCGTTGTCAAATTCGATACTTTCTTTGTTATAACTAGTTACGCCCGGTCTAATGAAATCTGGACACATTTCGTAGGCAAATCTAATTCGTGTCATAATTTCCTTAGCGCCAGTGTATTTGTGGGCTGCGATAAGTATGGTGCTATCCGGCACAAACATGGCATACCATAATAGATAGCCTGCTGCTGTTGTGGTTTTACCTGTTTGGCGTGGTAACAGGTTAACATTAAATCTATGTCCGTGGTAACTATCTACTAACCTTACCTGGTAATTAAATGCCTCATACCGCAACTTACCTTTGGTAGGATGTTGAATATAGAAAAAATGATTTAAAAAATAATGAGGTCCTGTGTTTTTATCAGCACAGGCTAATAGGTGCTCGACCTGTTCGTTAGTAAATTTTTGAGTACTATGAGCAGCCTTTACTAACTTATTATCTAATGTTTTAGTTGCCATAAAGTTATTTACTGAAAAAAATAGCCTCCGGAGAGGCTATTTTGGCTACGCCTTCAAAGTTTATCCTTTTACATATTTTTTATATTCGTACATTAGTTGATCTTCAAATGTAGCAAATGCTTTAGGACGGTCGCCGTCCATTCTGTCACCGGCACCTGGGTGTCCTGCTGGATCTTGATTACTCATTTTGTTACTGTCAAATGGAGGTGGGTTGTTAGGATCCGAAGGCTCGTTGTCGTATTCGTTAGTTTTCTCTTCGTCGTCTGCCTCATCATCCTCTGGGCCTTGTTCGTCATCCCCATCCATAGGATTTAATTTATCAATTGTAGAACGCATTACATCGGCAGCACTCTGCGAAGGCCCCATTTCTGGTTCTGCTGGGGGAGGCATGTCCATATCGCCTGCTGGTTCTACCATATCAGCATCATGATCGTGTCCGCCCATGCCTGCTAGACTAACAATATCTTTAAGTAGGTTACCTAACTCATCTGCACTACCTGCTGTCATATTAATGCTTGCCGGTGTGCTCGGTCTTTCTGGAGCCATGCCCATTTCTGGCATCATACCGCATTCTTCAATTTGGCTTTCTGATACTTTTTCTTTATTTAGAACAGGAACATCACTGATAACTCTTGGGTTAGTTGAGTCTAATTCTGCTAGTCTTTTAATTACGTCTATCATCTGCATGATTATTTCCTTAAATCCTGTGCTTGGAATTTTAATAAACTTTCTTGTTTATCTTCCTTATCGGTGCTAAATTTAGCAGCACCTTCGGTTGGTATTTGCTCCCCTCTTTCCTTGCGCTGGAGTTTAAGCAAATCATTCAATTCTTTTACAAATCCTGAATTATATTTGTCACCATAGTAATCTTCAAATTTGGCATTTGGCGATTCTTTGTAATTCGGATCTGCCAATAATGCGCCTTCACGCTTTGGTTCCTGATTTTGATATTCTTCTGTAGGTTCACCCGGTGCTTTTACAACAACGTGGCTGCGTCCAACTTTTAATTCTGTAGCCAGATATTCTGTTAGTTCAAATTGAGTAGCAGGATAATCTAGTGTAACTTCGTAGATATTAACTTCTACGTTTTTAAGTTGAGGGAAGTCTAAAGGTAATTGTTGGATAGGTGTTTTAGTGGCTTTTTTAAATCCGCTAAGTTTCCATTTTTCTAGTAAAGATTTTAAATGAGTTTCCTGATCACCAGTCATCTCACCTGCAACCTTAACACGAAAGTCGTATTGTTTTTTAGATTCTAAAAGGTGTTCTTTAAAGGATTTCATAATGTATTATTTATTAAGATTTTTTAGTTTTTCAAGGATACTATTACGGTCTGTAAGAATGTATCCTTCTCCTTCAATAGGTTCATCTTTGCCGGATTTCTTATCTACAGCCAACTTTTTAATCTGTAGATCAATCATTTTTAATTTTTTGTCTATTTTATTAGACTTTGCTGTAATTGCAGCATTCATCATTTGAGCCGCAACTTCGAACATTCTAGCACCGTATCTAGGTTCTACGTTCATGCCAAGGTCCATTAGATCATCATAGGCCTGCTCTGCTTTGTTGGCTAGCGAATCTAATTCTGCGTCACTTAGATCTCCCAAACCCTTAACTCTAGGTAGGGCTGCTGAAATTTTGTCAAATTCCTCAAGTTTTTCCTCTAGATTTATTACAGGCAGCGATGCTTCTACTGGTTGAGGAATAGGCTCTTGATCCTGGGGTAAATTAAAAAGTTCTTCTAGTTTTTTAGTCATATGCTTACTTATTTTGCTTTTCTTGGATTATGGAAAATATCTGTTTCATTGACAACCCTAAACTTTATTCCTCTATTTCTACACCAATCCGAAGCAGCGGACCATTTGGCCATATTCTTTACATATTGAGCCTGATTGTACGGATTTTTACCCACATGGTCTTTTAGAGTTTGTTTGACTGGTTTAATCTCTACAAGCTCTACATGTTTTTTCATATTCTTATCTACATAATGAACTAGAAAATCCGGAACATATACCGTTTGCTTACCTGTAAGAGGATCTCTGTAGAGAATTTTAACACATTCGCTGGCCCATTGCTGTATAGCAGGATTATTGTCGCAGAAATTCATAAATGCGAATTCCCAACTTGATCTATAGATAGGGTTTTTGGTGCCCATATATTTTTCAGGATTTTTACACTGAAAAATTCCTTGGCTAAACTTGAGACTCATGGTAGGACGTTTCTGGCTACTTCTTCGTTTGTTCTATATTCTAAAGCATATCCTAAAAAACTAGTTTTAAATCTATTATAATTAATAACTTCTGCAACTAGGGCGCTGATTTCTACTTCATTCAAAGTCCTTAATGTGTCTAATATTTTCATAGGATTAAGGTTATCTTTTTTTGCCTGTTTTAGAATTACCAACGATATAGATTCCGCTGCTACAGTATCAAAGCCTTTAGTTGTAAAGAAGGCCTTGGTTGCATCATAAGTAGCCACAGAAAGTTCTATAGGTTTATCGTAATAAGCGTCAAAAGCCCTAAGAGTTTGACTGTCACTGTTAACCACTAGAGGTGGAGGTAAGTTAGTGTATGAAGTAGCCATTATCCACCTCTACCTGTAAGATTTTTAGGTTCTGCTTTAGTTGTTCCATTTATACTAGAATTTAAATTTGAATACAGATTAACACCTACATTTCCTAATGTGCCAAATCCTGCCTGTTGTAACCCTGCCTGAGCAGACCTTGCTGCACCACCAGGCTGTGTAACCTGTTCTCTGCCTGCTGTGGCCATGCCAGTTAAAGCACCTTGTAAAATACTATAACCTTCTGTGGCTAAACCTGACCTAGTTAACTGTCTAGCACCTTGTGCCAGATTACGAATCTGTACAGCAGCACCTAATATGTCTAACGGATTGCCCGAATTTAGTGCTTTATTCCAGGCACCATTTTCTCCAAACACTTGACCTGCTCCCGCTAACACTCCGTTATCTCCAAACAGTGTGCCAGGTATTCCACCTGCTACACTAAGTGGGCTAGGTTGAGTATCATAATAGACAGGCGTAAAGCCTTCGGGCGTTACATTTTTTTGTATCTTACCGTTGCGATAATTTACTGCTTCGTAGGCCACAGTCATTTTACTGCTCATTATTTTACCGCTATCTTCTTGGTTAAGATTATCATGCGTCCAATCTGTAATCTTAGGATTGAGCAAGGTTAATTGTGTAAAGTCCCACTGACCCTTGCCCTTATGCATTATGTAGGCATCTATGCTGTCCAAGAATGGTATGGTTTGATAACTGTCAAAACCGTAGGCATAATCTGTTGTACCATATTTTGTGTCGCTAAACTCTATAGGTTTTATTTTGCTAGATGTGTTCTTGTAAATACCATCTCTGAAATAATAATTGTAATAATTTTTCCATAAATCTGTTGTAATATCATTATTATCATCATGAAAGTCTATAGAAACATTATTGTATGTAAGTTTAGTATGAACAATTGTTCTGCGATTATATTGATTAAGAGTTTCTGTACCAACTGTAAATCTAGGTAAGTCCATACGCTTGACTAATAATCCAACATCTCTATAACCCTTACGTTCATCCCAGTTTTTATCTATTATGGCATTTCTATTGATGTTAAAAACAATAAAATAAAGGAAACCTACCTTAGGAGCACGAGCATATGAATTTTGAACATAAAGCCTATTAGCGTGTTGGTAGTCTTTAAGATCAGCGTTGCTACCAAAGATACCACTGGCAACTCCGCCTAGGAAATTAGTAAATGCGTTTGACATATGGTATTTATGTGAATAAAAAAGCCCGACTTTTGCCGGGCTTTTTATAGGTCCTAATACTATTAACCGCCAAGGGCCAATGTACGAACTGTTCTTCCTACGTCTTGACCTAAGCCAACACGGTCACCACCTGGACGATTTAATTGAATTGCGTTGTCATATGTAATTGTAAGTGCGATATCCATCGGATCATTGCTGCCATAATCGCCACCCTGATATACAGCACCCTTTAAGAAACAGCCTAAGAATTCAAAACTTTCTAGGCTAGTAGGTTCATAAGCGCCGTTGCCGCCGTCTAAAATTTCTACACGCATTCTAAACTTATAATCGATACCACTAGCAGCTGAACTTTGTTCAAAGAAATCAAATTGCTTCTGTAATTGCTCGCCGACCTTACGTGTCACAGCGCCTGTTACATCATCGCGCAATGTTAACTTCGCATCTGCAAAACTGTGACGTCCTGCTAACTTAACAGTTGAATTATATACGGCCAACTTTATTTCTTCAAAAGTAACTTCTGGTCTAGTAACATTCATTACCTGTTTAGTAAGTTCTGTAGTAGGAGTACCTGCTACGCCAAAGTTATCTAATGTTACTCTAAATCGATATTTTAACTTTGGTTGCAACAGACCTTGAGTAGCATTACTCTGATCTGTTGATAACGGTACTGTGAATCTATTTAAACTTGCGATTGGCATCTATATGCTCCTTGTTCTTCTTATTTACCTATTAAACCCCGGCAGCAATTTCACCAGTATTTTTAATTCTCAAAGGAATGTAGATGAATTCTACAGCCTTAACTGGTTCAATGGCAATATCCATATATAATTCAGAACGATCAATTCTTTCACGAGTATTATTAGTTGTGTCGCAAACAACAATAAAGTCGTATAAAGCACGCTGACCTACTAATTCAATCATTAGACTTTCTGCTGCCTGTTTGATTTCTCTACGTGTTTGCTCGTCATTGGGTTCAAACAAGAACGGTTTGGCTAAAATTGCCAACTGTCTACGCAGAAATGCTACTAATCTTACAACATTAATTCTATCTAAAGCACTGGCCTGACGTGCTCTGGTATATTGTCCATAATTAACAAGTCCTATACCAGGTAGTGTCGCAATTGGATTTACCTTAACATCATGTAGAACATCACGTAAACCTTCGTAAAGTGCTACAGATTTAAACTCGCCTTCGCTGGTTAGATAACCTACGCTAGTTGCGTTGTCTACTACACCGCGACGTGTTCCTGCTGGAGCGAACCATTGATAACTCTTAGCATCACTACTGATAATTGTGCGTAACATCATATGACTTGGCGGAACCACAATATTTGTACCTGCATTGTCTGTAGTTAAACCGCTGGGGTAAAATACTCCAAGATACTCGTCATAGGTTGTTAAACCGTCATCACCGTTATCAACTGCATTGGCCGTATTCATACCCCATGCTGTTAATGTGCTGGCAACAGGATTTAATCTCATAGGACTATCACCGACTACAAATGCTGTTTGTCCTCTATCCATGTTAAGATTAACCAAGTTAGCCATTAGTTCTGGATATCCTGGGCAAGCTAATAGATTAAAGTTTACAGTATCGGTATCTCTAATTTCTGTATTAGTATCAACGAAAGATTTTAGTTTAGAAACTACATACTTACGTTGAGCCTTTCTACCGAATACTCCTGATCCATCTTCGTTATTAGGTGTCACACAACTCCACATACCGTTTGACCACTGTTTAACTGTGTAACCGCTGGCACGTAGATTCCATAATTTGATACCTGCAGGATATAAATCGGGATCTGGAGCATCACTATCTAAACTAGCGCCTGCGCTTTGACGGGCATTTTCAAATACCCATCCTGACGGTGTGCTTTGGTCGCTTAGATCTTGTGCTACCCAATCACCTAAGAAATTGTCATAGACATAAACATCTTGTCCATAACGTTCCATATCTGCTGTGCTGATCCAAACATCCCCATCACTTGGGCTGCTTGGAGCAGTTGCCGCAACAGTGACATCACCAGTAAATGTGATCCAGTCGGTACCATCATGCTCTAATAAGTCAACTTTAGTAAAGTCGCTGTCATACCATAATGTTCCGTCTGCCGGATCTGTGTCTGCTGCATTTGCTGCTGCTTCATAAACCAATGGTTTCCAGTTACTGGCCAACCATGTTGAGTTATCACCGGATACTGCATCGTATAAGTTGTCTGTAACAGAACTGTCATAACCTACTGCTGTTAATAAACCAGATGTGTCATCAATTAGAATATTACCACCTAGGGCATGTGTAATTGTTAGAACACCTGAAGTAACATTATATGTGGCACTTACATTTGTAAACCCTGCTGCGCTAATTGCTGCCGGTACTAATGAACCTACACTTGTTGTAGTACTAGACGCTATGGTTACAGTTTTTAGTGATCCGTAGGAAGAAGAACTTGCAAGGCTTTCTCTAATTGTAAATGTTCCACCGGAACTGGTTGTAGTAGCATCTACAACACTAATAGAAGTAGCACCACTAGCATGTCTGCGCCATAGTTTAAAGTTAGCTTCATCGCCAGTTACATGGTTATAACTTGATTCGACAAAAATTGATCCAACAGCAATGTTTGCACCACCGCCTGCATAATCTAACTTCTGTAGTGCTTCTCTAGTGCTTGAATAAACAGGAGCACTAACTGTCCCCCACAATTGTGTAGAACCGTTATAGTATCTTACTGTCCAATTTGCGCCACCACCTTGGGCAGTTGTTTTAACCCATACACTGCCTGTTAAAGTTGAACCTGTCGTGTAGCCAGGAACTGATGTATGTGGGCTAACTTGAACAGACTTTCCTCCGTCAAAACCATCTACAACTGCTTCCCAATTGTTATTGGATTTTTTAAAATATAACGTATTTTCATTATCTGGTGTTACAACAATTGCGTATTCACCTTTGCTGCCGAAACTGGTTAAAGGAACTAAGTTTGTGTCTGCCGTTGTAGCAACGTTGTCTGAATCAATTACTAAAGGAGTAATTGCTGTAAAACCACCTCTGCCACTGTTAGTAGTTGTGCTGTACTCAAATACACCATACAAGCTAACGTCTGTGTCTACATGATAAGTTCCAGCAACTGGTTCACCTACTGGTGCTGTTGAACTGCCTGCTAATGCGCCCAGGTCAACTGCTGCTCTGGCTACATATGCTCTAGATGTTAGACCTAATACACTATATGCTGCCTGTAATCCATATTCGTTTACTTCGCTACCATGGACGGCATTGAGACTAGAATCTTTTTCAAAGTATGGTGTGCCAAACGTATCGACTAGGTCGCGCTGGCTAGTTAATAACCAAACTTTACCATCATATGCGGAAGTTGTACCTGCTGCTGATCCGCCGGTAGGGGTTGTTTTGTCTTGTTGAGTAGCAACAACAATGAAAGGCACAGTGTTAGGTTGAGATGGGTTATAAAAACTTTCATCAATAACTGTAACTGATACTCCTGGTGATCCTAATAATGCCATCGTAAATCTCCTTAGTGGACTTCTTTGAGTTATTTAGCGCATCATTTGATTTTTTCCTTGGTTAAATACTATGAAAAGGGCATGAAAAAGGGCGCAAAATGCGTAGGTTGTGTAGATCTTGTCAGAAAAGACCGGTAGCAATTAACTATTATAAAGGTGATAAACCTTTTTATAGGTCCAAGTGCGACCATTGTGCTAGAGGATTTAACAAGTGTAAACCTCTATGGGAGACTAGTGGCTATAAGAAAAAATCTGCATGTGAAAAATGCGGATTTCAATCAAAGCATTACGAGCAGTTCGATGTTTATCACGTCGACGGCGATTTGCAAAACTGCAAGTATGCAAATCTAAAAACTGTGTGTGCCAACTGTCAACGAATTTTATTTAAGGAAGGTGTTAAGTGGAGACAAGGAGATCTTGTTCCTGATTTTTAATTAGTGCCCCTAGTTCTTGAAATAAATCATCAATGGAACTATTGTTTTCTATAGTATAATCAATGGTAGATCCTATCCAACTAGTTTCACTGGCATGAATGTTTAACTCACTGATTTTTTGTTTACTAATAGCCCATGATAAATTTGTAGGACCTGCATTTACATTTTCTGCGTCTGTATACCAATCTGGATCTTGTCCACGTTTAATTCTAACCACTATACCACCTGCATTGTGTATGGCATTAACTTCGTTAGGAAATCTAACGTCCGATATTACTATGTTATCCGTAGTTTTACGGATTCTATTCTCCACACTGGCTATCCAAATGTCATCATGAAACCCTACACGACAAACTTCTGTACCCCAATATTGCATGACCCATCGTGGTGTAAGATGGGGAATATTTAAACGTTGAGACCACCAAGGATCTACACGTTCTCGCCATTCTCTGCTTTCTTTTGTGCGACCTTCCATTAGAGTTCTGTCCCAGCCAAACACATTACTGATTGCGTCTTTTAGACTATTAGCAAAACTGTCACGTCTAAAACCATGGAAATTTACAAGATAGTCAGCGGCGGTATCTTTGCCGCAGCCAATAAAACCGACAAACCCTACAATCATTTTATTCCTCTACATTGTAATTTTTTTCGTCTTGTTCTTTTTCTGTCTTAAGCCATTTTCCAATAGGACATTGAGCCGGTGCTATTGCAGTTTTAGCAGGCATAAAACATCCGCATTGTTTACAGATATTAACTACAGGTGTTAGATGTTCGCAGGACTTGCAAATAGCAAAACGTTCTTTGGCCTTTGTGTACGATAAAAACATAATATATAATTTATATTATTATTTTAATCTTGTCAAGATTTTATTAGCCAATTACAAATGTAAGAGGAGTTCCACCTTCTTTATAATTAATTAGATCTAATTCTAGTGCTTCCATTTCTGCCTTGCCTTCAGATTTAAGAGCGGTACCGTTAAGTTGTGTCCCGCCTTGTGGACTTGCGATTTGGGCAAATTTTTCACGGGCTTCCCCTAACATCACTTTACAGTTGGCTAGGGCAAAATCTTTGAGCCATTGCCCAGCATAGTTGTCCTGTAATAAATTAAAGTCAGGACGATAATTGTACATCCAAACTAATAATTCTTCATCACTTCTAGGTCTCTGCATTAGTGTAAGTTGTTTGGTAGTTTTATTAAATGTAAAATTAATTTCACTGCCAAATATTTTACCTACAAGTTTTTGATAACTGGCAAAGGCATAATAGGTTGCCAATCCTCCCATATGAGTAGATGTTAGCAAGTATGTATTAGAATAAGCAAGGTTAAATGGTTCAAAGAGCGTACCACCATCACCGCCACCTGTGCGGCTTCCTATGGAACGGCGGAAAAGTTGCCTAACATTTTCTACTTCTTTAGGTAGGTAATAGTCGTTGACGTCTGTAGTTAAAGTTATAAATCCAAAACTTTCTTCTACAGCATTAGAACTACGTTGACGAAACTTAGCCAGAGCACGATTTATGGCAGTATCAAAATGAATGGGATCTAGCTCGACATCAACCATGCCTGCTCCTAACATGGCTTTTACATAGTCAACTACTGCTTGTCGTTGGTTTTCAGTTTCAGTCATACTGATATTTAGCAATAAATATAGGATAGTCTGCAAGGAACAGCAATGCCAACAATTGTTCAATTTAGAAGAGGCACATCGTCTCAATTAACTGGATTTACAGGTGCTAACGGAGAATTAGTATTTGATACCACATTAAAAACACTACGCCTTCAAGATGGTTCTACGTCTGGAGGTATTGAATTATTAAGAAAAGATTTTGGAAATTTAGTAGAAACTGTTACAACAGTTACAAATTCAATAACAACATTAGATTCTTGGAGTGCATCTAGTTACAGATCGGCAAAGTATACAGTTAGTATAACAGATAACACAAATTCAGAATATCAAGTTTGTGATGTTAATGTTGTGCATAATGGAACAACACCTAGCGTGTTGGTTGTGGGAGAAAATTACACCGGTGCTTCGTCAAGAATGTCATTTACCGCTACTATTGCCACAGGTACTCTATCACTTAAAGGAACAGGAACAAGTGCTAATAATACTGTAAAGTATATTAGAACGTTATTCCCTGTATAATAAATTATGCCAAGGCTTAGCCTATATAAACCAGAAAAGGGTCCGGACTTTAAATTCCTAGACCGTGTGATAAATGAGCAGTTTCAAATTGGAGGAACTGACGTCTTTGTTCACAAGTATTTAGGTACTGTTGATCCTTTAGAAGGCGAAAGTAGTCCTGCCAATCCTAATAATACTAATAGTGTTCCGGAATTAGGTATTCAAGATCTAATATTAATGGAGAACAGAGACAGGCATTATGATCCCGATGTGTACGTAATGCGTGGTATCTATACCATGCAGGATTTAGATTTTAATCTCAGTCAATTTGGTCTATTTTTAAACAACGACAATATTATGATACACTTTCATTTACGTGATTGTGTAGATAAAATACAAAGAAAGTTAATGTCGGGCGACGTTATAGAATTACCACACTTAAAAGATGAGTATGCCCTAGACGATAGTTTAGTTGCATTAAAAAGGTTTTATGTTATACAAGATGTTACTAGACCTGCTAATGGTTTTAGTCAAACATGGTATCCACATTTAATTCGCTGTAAATGTGCTCCCCTAGTAGATAGTCAAGAATTTAAAGAAATATTAGACAGCGATGCTGGTGCAGGTGACGGCACTACACTTAGAGATCTATTAAGTAACTATCAAAAGAGTATAGAAATTAACGACCAAGTCATTGCCCAGGCTGACTTAGACGCTCCCTTAAGTGGTTATAACGTTCAAAGTTATTTTGTAATACCTACTACTCCGGATACAGGACTAGTGGATGTAGCCGAAGCAAGTCAAACTGACATAGATGCCAGTGTTGAAATGGCCATACAGGATGCCAGTGTGGTTTTGCATACGCCAAGAGAAAATATCTACGTTAAAGCAGGGTATCTAGTCGGTGATGGAGTTCCTCCCAACGGCAATTCTTATGGTTTTGGTATTTCTTTCCCTAGTAATCCTACTCAAGGACAGTTTCATCTTAGAACAGATTATTTGCCCAACAGGTTATTTAGATATGACGGAACACGTTGGATCAAATATGAAGATAATGTAAGAATGACTCTTAACAATTTTGGCAGTGAAGATGTCCAATCCGGAACATTTGCAGGTGCAGATGTTAGACAAACACAAAAAGCAGGCTTTATTAATAATACAAATACTTCGACTATAGCCGGTGAAGTAATACAAGAGCGTCAGGCTCTAAGCAAGGCTTTAAAACCTAAGGCAGATAACTAATGGATCATTTTTATGACGGGCAGGTAAAACGTTACCTAGGCCAATTTATGAGGATAATGAGTAATTTTAGTTATAAGGATGCTAGAGGTGCCTTGACTCGTGTGCCTGTTGTTTATGGAGACATGAATAGACAGGTAGCACAAATACTGAAAAAGAACAGTGAAAACACTATTCCGTCTGCTCCTTACATTGCCTGTTACATAAAAGATTTACAATATGATCGTCCTCGTGTTCAAGATCCTAGTTTTGTGGGTAAGATACACATTAGAGAGCGAGCATTAGATCCTAATACAGGTGAATACCTAATCAATCAACAAGGTGCAAACTATACTGTAGAACGTTTAATGCCCACGCCTTATCTAGCAGATTTTGCTGCTGACATTTGGACAACAAATACCGATCAAAAATTACAAATTTGGGAGCAGATAGCAGTTCTTTTTAATCCAAGTTTAGAATTACAGACCACAGACAACTATATAGACTGGACCAGTCTAAGCACATTAACAATAAAAAGTCAAACCTTTAGCAGTAGAAATATTCCTCAAGGTCTGGAACAGGATATAGATATTCTAACTATAATTTTTGAAACGCCTATATGGATAACACCACCAGTTAAGGTTAAGAAACTAGGTATCATTACTAAGATATTGGCTAGTTTGTATCCTAATAGTGCAGGGACAATTGCCAGCGAGTATAACAATGTCGATGCTGTGCTAGAAAGTATAGGCTCGGAAAACGAAGTAATTGTTATAACTCCTGGAGAATTTGATCTATTAGTTGTAGATAATATTGGAACACTTATTGCTAATAATGCGAGCAGTGCTGCTCTGGTAGATGTATCTGTCCCCGGAAATACCAAATCTTGGAGACAAATTTTAGATATGTATCCCGGAACATTTAGGGCAGGATTAAGTCAAATAAGATTGCAGAAAACAGATGGCAATGAAATTGTTGCATATATAAGTTTGGATCCGTTAGATGATAGTAAAATGCTGTTAAATTTTGACATAGATACAATACCAACAAACACTATTATTTCTGGTAGGGGGACTGTCGATGCTATAATTAATCCAGAACGTTTTAACCCTAGCACTAAAACTGCGGGCACACGATACCTTATATTAGAAGATATTAATATCAATTCTGCCTATGGGACTGTAGGTTATGATGGACCAGATGCTTGGAAAAATGCAGATAATTCAGATTTTCAAGCACACGGAAATGACATTATAGAATGGGACGGTAATCAATGGCAAATCTTATTCGATTCTCAAACTGTTGTAGATATTACTTACATAACTAACACATATACAGGAATACAATACAAATGGGATGATACTTCCTGGAGTAAAAGTTTTGAGGGTCTGTACGATAAAAGCCTATGGCGACTAATACTATAACTTGTAGTGGTGGATTATTTCTTAGCAAAGAAACTAAAAGATTTTTATTATTACAACGAACACAGGCAAAAACAGCAGGAAGTTGGGGGTTAGTTGGGGGCAAACGTGAGCCTTATGATCTTACCCCATTAGATAACCTACAAAGAGAAATTCAAGAAGAAGTAGGAAATGCTCCTACAATACAAAAGATTGTACCTTTAGAACTTTTTACCAGTAACGATCATAACTTTCAGTACAATACCTATGTGTTGATTGTTGAAAATGAATTTATGCCTACACTAAATTCTGAACATATAGGATATGCTTGGTGTACGTATGATTTTTGGCCTAGACCTTTACACCAGGCTTTGAAACATAGTTTTAATAATAGAATTATTAAAATGAAACTTGAAATTTTATTAGATTTACTTTAATAAATCTGATCCAAAGGCATAAGATCCTATGTGCAATACTTCCATACTTAGTTGTGTGTCTACCTTAACTTGATATCCAACTGAAGCCATTTTCTTACAGAAGTTGATATCTTCACCTAACCAATCATTTGATTGAGGTGTCCAACTAAATTCAAACCAAGGCTGGGGTATCTGTTCTAATATTTTTGTTTTCATTAGCATACAACCCATGCCTATCCCTTCTACTACAGGTAAATGATCTAAGGGCTCGTAGGGTAAAGGATTTTCCCAATCACCTACTTTTTCATATGCTACGCCTTTATAAGGTGGTTGTCTTCTTACATAGTTTGAGGCTACAATATCTTCGTTATGGCCCATTAACCTAAGTGCCGCAGTAGGAGGAACGACTACATCACTATCTAACCAAAAAATATATTCTGCACCTATATTAATTGCTTCTGTAGCCAGCCTTTCTCTTTGAGTTAATAATATTGTACTAGCGTCCATGACAACATGTGTATCAATATTGTTCATGGTGTTTAATTTAACCAGTTCTGTAAGTGCGAACGCATGAGCAGCATGAATCATATCCCTACAGGGTATTAAAATTGCTAACTTACTTTTTTTAATAGACCAACTGGTTGAAGCAAAAACCGATTTCTTCTTCATGCTCCAGCCACATCGTCGCTTAGTGTTTCACCTTGTATAACAAGTTCGTGAACGGAATTTATTATATCTTGAGTACGCTTAGAAGTAAGAATAAAATCACTAGGATTTAATTTACACATTAGTTCCATAGTTTCTATACTAACTCTTTCTTTGGTTAAAACTTCTAAAGCACTCTTTCTAGCTAGAGATTCAATAAAGTTATGTTGTACAATGGCATCGTCATTAGACAGCATTTCTAAGCATTCTGCTTCTTCTAGATCATTGGCCAATTCGATTAGAATATCTAATTCTTTAGATTCAGAATCTGTAAGTTTTTTATTAGACTCTAATTGTTTAATTCTAGATAAAAAATCAATCAAAACTTTGGGATTATTAGTTCGGTCATGCCAAACTATATTATCTAATTCCCATCTAGTAGGACCAATGTGTGCGTTACTTAAAATTTTGTTTATGTCAATTTTTAGTTTTTTGTTCATTTTACGGCGGATAATTGTAAGGAGTTGTCTTGCCGCCAAAAGTTGAGGAGAATGATATATTGGTTCCTGCCGGTAGCGCCGGTACTGCATAAGAAGCACCTAACACAGCACTCAATCTTACATTTGTTCCTGTGGGCGGATATGATGCATTTGTAAATGCAGAATAAACCTTGCCAAATGAAATTTGAGAGCCTGTTGCCGGTAAAGTAGCCATTAATTATTCCCTTGCGGCCAATTATTTATTGGTCAACTTATTTATCGCATCTTGAAGTTGAGCGATTTGCTGCTGTTGTGCCTTAATTGACTCAATTAGCAATGGAATAATCTTTTCGTATTTTACACCTAGATAGCCGTCACCTTTTAGTGCAACTACCTGCGGTAATACCTTTTCTACATCTTGTGCAATAACTCCTACATCGTGTTTACGGACAAAATATCCGTCCTCTCCTCCTCTATAACTAATGTAACTATCTTTCCAATCAAAATATACACCCCTAATTTGATTTAGCATTTCTATAGGATTAGAAATTAATCTAACATTTTCTTTTAATACTTGATCCGAGCTGTAATATGCAGTAATTTCATTTGTAGCACGAATTTCACCAACTGCCCCTACTGTGCCTGTTGGAGTGCCTACAAATAATGCACCACCTGCAACGACGTTTTGACCTACGCCAATTCCGCCAGCAACTACTAAAGCGCCTGTCTGAGTGGTTGTTGCACTTGTTGTAGCAAAAACTCTGGCTGTACCAGCTTCATCGATCCTAACTCTTTCAACACCCGCAGCGGAGCCGACAGGTGAAGTTTCAAAAGTTAGATAGCTGCTGATATTTGTAGAATCTACAAAATTTGCAACAACTGCACCAACTTTTGCCAATGTTGAATATCCGCTGCCGTTATAGGCTAAAAATAATACATTAGAAATTACATTACCGGTTGTAACTGCGGTCGGTGAAGCCGAAGTTCCGTTAGTTCTTCTTAACTGTAAATTGGTATGACTACCGTGTCCTGTAAATCTTGTATTATTAGTAGTATTAACCGAAACATCTAACGGGAATGTGTTATATGAATCAGAAGCAATTGTTATTTTATTGCTTACATATAAGTCGTTGCCAACTCCTACACCGCCTACTACTTGTAATGCACCAGTTACTGTAGAAGTAGCAGCAGTTGTATTTGTTATTGTGAAAATTGTGGATATAGGACTACCGGGTCCCTGCGGTCCTTGTGGTCCCGTAACGCCTTGCGGTCCTTGTGGTCCCGTAACGCCTTGCGGTCCTTGCGGTCCTTGCGGTCCAGTGTTACCTGTAACACCCTGAGGTCCCTGAGGTCCTGTAACACCCTGAGGTCCCTGAGGTCCTGTAACACCCTGAGGTCCCTGAGGTCCTGTAACACCCTGAGGTCCCTGAGGTCCTGTAACACCCTGAGGTCCCTGAGGTCCTGTAACACCTTGAGGTCCCTGAGGTCCTGTAACACCCTGAGGTCCCTGAGGTCCTGTAACACCTTGAGGTCCTTGCGGGCCCGTCGTTGATGCCCATGTAAAAGCACTTCCGTTCCAGCCTAAATAGGTATTTGCAGAAACTGGTGCTGTAATAAATGCTGTAGTATTTGCTGTACTTTGGTAAACAATTTGATTTGCGCCACCGCCTGCTAGATAGGTATCAATTGCTCCTTTAGTACCGGATGTAACTTCATTTGTAATTGTTGCGTCTGGTATAAAGGTCATGAAACCTGTGCTGTCATCATAACCGAAGAAACCTATTTTGGCAGAAGTTCCGTTATGCCATTGGAAAGCTATACCGCGATCTTTATTATCATCTGTGCTAGGTGCCCCTCCGTTCGCTCCGCTACCAATTGTAAAAATAGGATCCGACACATTTGTAACAGTGGAATCCACTGTAATTGTTGTTCCTTGAACAGTTAAGTCACCACTCAGTATTAATGACCTTGCACTAAAATCACCGTTACCATCACGAAATACAATAGTATTAGCCGTATTAGAACTTGTTGAATTAGCAGTAACAGTAAATGTCTGTCCTTCGCCCGTTGTGCTACCGCTTATACCAAACCCGCTTGTAGCACCGTTTGATACATAATCACCAGTTGTATCTGTACCTAATGCTACAGAGTTTGCCGCTACTGTAGCAGTAAATGTAACGTCCTTGCTACCATCTACAACCATACTGCCTGTTAAATCGCCACCGAAAGTGAATGTTCTCGGAGTCTGCCATTTTTCTGCATTAACTGTATTCCCAACATAAATGCTTGCGGTATTAGTATAGGTTGGGGCTGCTGCACCACCTGAAACTAGAATTTGACCGGCAGTACCTGGACCTGCGAAAGTTGTAGATCCTGCTGCTGTTTGATAAGGAATTTGACCTACCGTACCGCCAGATAAGTTTGTAGCAGTAGTAGCCTGGCCTGCACTCAGCCCAGTTAATGCTGTCCAAGTAGGTGCAGTTCCGTTACTGGTTAGGATAAAACCATTTGTGCCAATTGATAAAAACGCAGTTTGTCCTGCGGCAGATTGATAGGGCACAGAACCTGCTGCACCGCCTGCTATATTAGTTGCACTAGTTGCTACTGTAGCAGTGGTAACAATAAGTTGACCGTTATATAATAATGAGGTACCTGTAGTTGTTAATAAGTTACCACCTATATCTACTGTCGAACTAGATATATAAATTGTTCCGAAACGTTTTGATGAAGATCCTAAATTAACTGTTCCAGTTACAGTGGGCAGTATATCCTCACTTACGTTAATTGTTTTTCCAATTGTAATGCCAGTAGAATCATTATAGATAGTGGCAGTGCTGGCTTCTAGGGCTGTATAACTGCCCAGCGCATCTGTTACAACAAAATATCTATCTCCTGCGGTTATTGTATTAACCAAAAGATTATCGGCATTTACTCCACCTGCAGCAGTAAGTGTTCCTAAACTTACCCAACTTGGTGTTGTCCCGTCACTGACTAAAACAGTATCAGCAGCACCTATGCTAATAAAACTTGTAGCACTAGTAGCAGTTTGATAAACCAATGCCCCTGCAGATCCACCACCTATTGAAGATGCCGATTCTGCAGATCCGCCTGATAAACTATGTCCACCTGCTGTAATACCATCATGTACTCTAATAGACCATGTACTGGTATCAATAGTTAATTCACCTTCTGCACCAGTAAAGGTGTTATTTTGTCCTGTTGAGCCTCTTCGAAATTGTACTTGTGTAGGCATTACTTATTCCTTAAAATGATCCTAAATCTCTTGTTAAAATTTTTCCTTCTGGATCCATACAGTCGTAAATGTAGGTAAGACTTACTCCAAAAGCGTCAGTCGGGTCTTGTCCTTCAGAACCTACATGTGTTTCTGCTAGACCATATACATTCATATAATCACCTATAGGGAAACTTTCTTCGCCGCCGCCGACACCCGTTTGGTCGGCCCAAGAAAGATTTTGATTACCATCTGTTGTTAATACCTGACCCGATGACCCATCATCTGTAGGCAATACATAGGAAGTAGAAGCAGACAACGTAGGTGATGCTGTGAACCCGACATAATAACTACCTGTTCCGTAAACACCTAGTGTTCCTGTAGGTGCAACAAAAACGTTAGCAGCATTAAGGGTTTTACCAATTCCAGCGCCGCCTGTGACAATAAGGGCGCCTGTTGACGTTGATACAGAATCTGTATTACCTAAGATTGTTGCCGTGGTATTAACTACCAGGCCATGTTTGACAATGAAGTCTTTATTGACCGATGTGATTGCCATTAGTTTCCCTTTCCACTAAAACGGCACGTTTTAATAATATTCTGTATTTATATTATTGTTTCAAAATACATTTTCAGAAACAAAAACAGGGCATAAGCCCTGTTTTTGTTGTGTAAATTTAAACTTACACTGCGTATGCGCTAATTGATGTTAGAATACTTGTTCTAATAACATTGATTCTCATTGCTGTAGCACTAGTTGGTACAAATTTTAGTGTAACATTGCCGCCACTTAGATCTGCGCCAAATGTTCCTAGTTCACCGTTGCTGGTAATAATAGCATATTCTGTTAGGTATGCATTTGTACCATTGTGAATTAGTAATATTTCTGCACTGTGGACATTTGAACCATCTTTAACTTGTACAATGTACTTGGCTGTTGTATACAGTGTAGCGTTGAATACATCTAGGTTAGTTTCACTTGAGCCTGATATTACACCAGTGGTAAACCCAGCCTGCATGTTGTTGCTGCCCTTAAAGGCTTCAACAGTTTGATTAGCAGGATTTGTAGGAACTGCTCCACCCATGTAATCGCCACCAATTACAAGACCACCAGCAACAATGTTCTTCTTAACTAGTAAACCACCGGTAATCTTTACAGCACCAGTATCTGTCCCAGTACCCTCTGCTTGTGTAGTATTTGTAAATGTAACAACACCAGCAACATCAAGGTTTCCGCCGATTACTACATCTTTGGCCACCCCAACTCCGCCAGATACAATTAAAGCACCTGTCAATGTGGAAGTCGAATTTGATGTTGAATATAAAGTCATATCACCATCTGATTCGATCTTAACATGGCTGGCAAAAGGTGTGAAGATTCGGAAATCTCCGTTTGAATTATCAATTTGCCAAGTTGTTCCACTATTGGCAAAACCTATTCTTGGTGTAGCTGGGGCTGCCCCAGCAACTCCTACATAAACACCAATTGTCGATGTTGAAGCAGTTTCGTCATAAGGTCCATCGAATCTACCATAACCACCTACATTTAAGTTTTCTTGGATGCCTACGCCACCAGAAACAACCACTGCACCGGAAGTTATATTTGAGCTTGCTGTGCTAGCGTTTACAGTTACAAGATTAACACTATTAAAATCTTTAAATGTAAATGTATTTGCTTCTGTGGTTATTGTCTTATTGCCATTTAATTGTATCTTACTGTACGTTGTAGGATAGTTACCAGCAAATAAACTTAATGTACCACTATCGTTGCCCCAACCTCCACGAACTTCCATTGTGGTTGTTGAAAGATTTTCAATTTGATTAGCGCCGGTTGCACCAAATGAAACTGTGCTTCCTTTGATCCAAGCATCATCATAGACTGTTAATCCAGTGCCTGTACCTTCGATAAACACATAATCAAATGTACCAGTACTACTTGTAATCTGATCAAGGCCTACGCCCTTCATGTAAATTGTACCACCTACATAAAGGTCAGCGTCAATGGTAGCAGTGCTAGCCACATACAGGTCTTGTGCTATTCCAACTCCACCTGCAACATATAGTGCGTTATTTGAACTTGTAGTATAATCGCTTGCTGTATTAGTTAGACTAACAATGCCATCAAATGTAGCGGTACTAGCAACATACAGATCTTTAGCAATTCCAACACCACCTTGTACACGAACAGCACCACTTGTTGCTGCTGTAAATGTAGGAGCATCGTTATGTACCTTTAAAGCACCGGTTGTTTCTAACAACTCGTTTGTTAATGTCATTATAGCAGTTGTATTGCCATACCACTTAAATGAATGTGTATTTGCTAGAATATCTAAACCGAACCACATGGCATTGTTTTCAATACCCATTGCGTAGCCAGTTGATGATGCACCTACATTATCCCATAGTACTAATTTTGTCCCTGCACTATAATTTGTGTTTGTAGGAGCACCTGCACCTGCACCTTGTGGCATCGTGATTCTGTTAGTTGTTGATCCGTGTAATGTGATTAGAGCATCAGTCTCATTCATACCTACACGTAGATCTGGTGCTTCTACACTAACGCCATCGCTGTCTACATATAGATAGTTAGTAGCACTATAGTTTAATTTAACTAGTGTATCACTAATTATTTCTGCGTTTACACCGGTATCAGCAGTAATCGTACCGTTTATGCCGTCGATGTCAAAAGCGCCAACTGTTAAAACAGTTGTTCCACTATTAAATCCAAATGTTGTAGCACCAACAGTATCTAAATCACCATCATTGTTGATAAATGTAACAGAATTAATATCATATGCTGCTAATTTTATTGTTCCTGTAGCATTTAAATTGAATACATTTAATGTATTTGTAGCGTTGTCGTAGTTAAATTCACTATCGAAAATAGTTGTGCTAGGAGCGCTTTGGAAAGGAATCTGACCAGCAGCACCACCAACAACATTGGCAGCAGCACCTACAACCTGCGTACCTGGGCTTACCCATGTTGCTGTAGAACTAACAGTACTCCAAACTAAAACTTGATTTGTAGCAGTGCCAGCAGCAATAAATGCTGTTTGTCCGTTACCATATTGAATAGGTATTTCGCCTAAACTGCCACCTTTTAAGTTTGTAGCAGTTGTAACAGTAGCATCAATATCTGTAGCACTTTCCAATTTGTTTACATTTAGGGTGCCACCGACGTATACGTCACCGCTAATTCCTACGCCGCCGTCTACAATAAGTGTACCAGTGGCTGTACTTGTAGCACTGGTATTTCCAACAAGTTCAATATTACCAGTCTTGAATGTACCGTAGCGTGTGCCCACATAAACACCAGAAGTATTCTCTGAACCTTGATCGTACCATTCTAAATATCCACTATCATTGGCAAATCCTAAGAAAGCGTCTTGATCTGCGCCTTTGAAATAGTGGAAAATAAAACCTATATCTTTACCGTCATCACCTGTCCAAACATGGTTACTAACATCACCGCCAGGTGGCATGTGAAGTTGTAGTAAGTTATCTGTGTAAACTGTGTTGGTAGATAACACGTATGTTGCTGTACCATTGAAGAATACACTGTCTTGGAAAGTGACCTGTCCACCGACCACTAATGTTTTGTCAATCCAAGCACCGCCCTTGACGTACAATGCGTTAGAAGTGTTTGTGCCTGTGTCAAATGCTAGACTGTTAACAATTAAATTGTCACCAATGTATGCACCACCGGCTAATCTAAGTGCTGCGGTTCCGCCACCAGCAACGTTAGCAGTGGTGCTACTATCAACATATACATCACCACCAAAGTTGCCCCCGCCTGTAACCTTAAGGGCACCTGCACCGATGCCTCCAGCTGTAGTTCCATTAACAATCAAATCACCGCCAATATAACCGCCACCAGTTGCTACATATAAGGCAGCGCTGGTTGTGCTAGCAGCAGTTGTTCCGTCTACATAAATGTCTTGATTTACATAAACGCCGCCGCTCTTAACATTTAGTGCTCCACCTGCGCTGGTACCATTTGTTGAACTATCGACCCATAGTTCTTGATTTACATAGGCACCGCCTGCACTTACAACAAGGGCTCCTGTGCCTGTTCCTGCTGCTGTTGTACCGTCAATTTTAGCGTCTAAGTCAATTAGCGCACCACCGTTAGTTAATTTAAATGCAGGTGTACCATCTGTGGAATTGCCACTGCCATCAATTAGTAAATTTTCTGCGGCATACATTCCACCTTGAACACTTAGGGCTGCTGTACTAGCATTAGTCGCTGTGGTTGTATCGGCAATGTAGGTAACACCACTGATATAAGCGCCACCAGAGGCAACGTTTAGGGCACCGCCCGAACTACTACCTGCTGTTGTACCGTCTATCAATAAATCTTGATTGATATAAGCACCGCCGTTTGAAACTACCAATGCGCCTGTGCCTGCTCCTGCATTTGCAGAATTTTCAAATGTACCTACACCAGTTACGTTTAGTGAGTTGTATACTGTAGTAGCACCATAGATTGTGGCTGTACTTCCTACGATTAAGTTTTTAGCAATACCAGCACCAGCATTGACCTGCAATGCTCCTAGATTGCCTGTCGAACTGCTGACCGCTGCTGTACCCTGTACAATTACACCGGCCCTTGTAATAAAATCTTTAGTGATTGCTGTTAGTGCCATTTTTTCATCCTTTAAGTTTCCATTCCTATTCGGAGTACTTTAATTACCATGGTATTTCCAACACCTAGGTAATATGGGGTAAAATACAGATTAACATTATCACTAACATCAACATCTGCTGCGAATTCCCCAATTTCACCGTTTGTATTCAGTACCGCATACTCCGTTGCATATATAGTTCCCGCATTATCAACCAGTAACAATATCTCGATAGTTTGAAATTCTGCACTTGCTCCACCGCCATCATCAATTTGTATCATATATTTTGACGATCTAAACTGATGCATCGAGTACGAATCTACTACTATCGTGCTTGTGTTATTTACCAAAATCTCCGTAGAATCAAATACTGAGTCCGCTATTTGAACACTTTCTGCGTGTACTCTTTTACCAACGCTAATGCCGCCATCTACGATTAATGCACCTGTGCCAGTGCCTGTACTTTCGGTATCATTTGTTATATGAATTACATTTGTAGTAGAATTTCCAGAGTCTGTTACAGTCTGAAGGTTTATAAAATTAGCCCAAGTAGCCGTTGTTATAATTTCGGCACCTGCGATTGTGGAAGTAGAGCCTATATTAATACTACCACTTACTCCAATTCCGCCATCAATAACAAGGGCGCCTGTGTTTGTGGAGGTCGTAGCTGTGCCTGTGTTAATACTAATAGGGCTATCAGGACTACTGCTGTATTTTATCCATGCGTACCCGTCCCATACCCAAGTGTTACTGCCAATTGTGTAGTAATCACCTATAGTTGGATTGGTAGGAAAATTTAATGTTGACATTTTTTATCTCTTATAGGCTTGTAAATTGTATCCAAAATCTGTTTCCACCGTCCTCTATATATTGTAACTCGTACCCAGTAACAGCGTTTATCCAGAAATCACCCAATCTCGGATTAGAAGGAGGTGTATTAGAAACTGTAACACGGGGAGTATATAACAAATAATTCTCTTCAGGATAACCTTCCATAGCATACACACTACCAGGAACATTTAATACGCTGGTGCCAGTTACAAAATATGTGCTAGTCGTAGCCGTAGTTGTAATGTATGTAAGAGATACATCAGAAACTAAAGAGGTATACGTGCCAACTGCTTCATCTAATGTTAGATAATATGTAACCTCTGGAGTCACAGTGTGAATAAAAGCGTTATCCGCATCTATTGCACCACCAACTGTAATACTACCTAGCGTTTGCCATACTGGAACAGAGCCGTCGCTAGTTAAAACTGTGTCAAATGCGCCAATAGGCAGTAAAGCAGTTGTTCCTGTTCCCGATTGATATGGAACATCACCTCGGACTCCGCCTTCGATATTAGTAGCAGTTGTAATAGTACCTGTAATTAAATGTTTAACCCACATACCGGAATAAACATCTACCTGATCGCTTACAATTAAATTACCGTGTATTCCGACACCACCATTTATACTGACTGCTCCATTAGGCTTCAACAATAAAACAGTTCCGTCTGATACAAAGGCACCAAATCCTGTACCATCTACAGGTTGTGTTAAATCTACATCTACGTACAATTCTGCGACATGATAATTATTAGTGTCTGTTCCAACATAACTGGTGTAATATATTTGACCGTTTAACTCTGTCATTCCTACTACATTGTTAATAACAATCCTTGTTCCAGTATTGAAGCCGTTAATAAATGTAGTTATTTGAACAGGATTTGTCTGTGTAGCAGTAAAAATGTCATCGCTATATTTTGTAGGAACCGCAGTAGTTAGATCACCAGTTTCTAAATTAGATGTTAAAAAGGTTGTACCAGTTCCGTTATAATAAAAAACACTGCCTATATTAATTTGATTGTCTTGACCATCTACTAAATTATCACCGCCGATGCTAATGTTAGCATTACCTGTAATCATATTATTGGCAACATCGTGGCCAATAAAAATATTATAAGATCCTGTGGTGATATTTTTAGCAATATCATCACCCCAAAATAAATTCTGCTCACCGTCGATCAAACTTTTACCTGCATTAATACCTATGGCGATATTATCGTCCATTTTGGTATTAATCTCAACTGTACCGCTATTAACATAAGCAGTAAATCCTGTGCCATCTACAGAAGTTGTTAGGTTAATATTAGAATATAAAGCAATTGTGCTTGTAGATTGAACCCACGCATAGTAGGTATTACCATTAAGTTCTGTAGTGCCATCAACATTGAAAATTGTTATTGCTGTTCCGCTTGTAACATTATGGCCTGGTGCTGTGACAACCACAGGATCAGTTAATGAAACATTTGTAATATTGCCTGCTAATATAGTTTGATATACGCCTATATTAGATAACGCACTATCGCCTATGGCCACAGAACGTGAAATATTTGTACCAGATGATAAAGCATACCTACCTATGGCAACATTTTTATATCCGGTCGTTAGTCCGTTCAGGGCATCATAGCCAATTACAATGCTGTGCTGTCCGTTATTATCTCCAAGAGTTTCTGCAAGTGCTGTGCCTTTTACAACAATGTTATTGGTGCCTTCATAGCCTTGGCCTATTCTTACATCGTTTACAACAATATCTTCGCCAGTATGAATTCCGCCCCAAACACCAATGCCCCCTTCAACAACTAGGGCACCTGTATTAGTATTAACAGTTACTACACTACCCGATACCACGATTTGTGTGGTATCTGTGGCAAATAATTTAATATTTTGTCCAGGTAGATTGCTGTAAAACTCACCTCCATTAACTTCTACATTGCCTAAACTAGACCTATATTCCGTCTGAAACGTATCATTAGTTACTAATGTATATCCTGTTGATGTTGTAGGAGTAGGTGGCAGTTGTGGCATCGCACCTTTAAGATCGATAAACTCACCACTACCTCCTCTACGTAGCGTTTTTGAACTGAGTAATTTAGGCATTCTGTTTCTCTATATTATGCATTTGCTGTTTCTAGAACGCTCAAAACTAATTGTAATGAACTGGTATTGCTAGCGTAACATCTCACGCTGTCTAAACTTTCAACAATCATTTTACCTACCAACGGCGTTCCTGCATCTGCTGCTGGAATTTCAAAATCTTTTACCAAAATACTATCAGTGTTGGCAGGTTGAGCACCGTTTCCTTGGGCATCTGCTAGAATAGGTCTATTTCTATGATGTATAAACGTGAATGATTGAGTCTGCGTAGTTAGGTTTGAAATTTGTGCCATCAAGATAATTGAAGTTACCCCAATAGGCGCTGTATACACAGTAGCGGTACTACTGGTAGACAGTACAGTTGTCTTTGTTAAAAATTTGTTTAATGGTAATTGTGCCATTTTCTATCCTTTATTATCAACTACCTTCAATAGCCAATATGAACGGGGTCAAGTTTCCATACAATGACTGAACAAATACTCTACCACTAATAACACCAGTGGCCTGTGCAATGGTCAATCCTGGACCTATTCTGAAATCACCGTTTTGATCGGTGCTGGTATAGAACACCTTACCTCCGTTAAGCATAACAACTTCTTTGGTCTGAACCGGGTCTGCTCTACCTACTTGGGGTAATGATCCATAATTTGTTCCGGCGCCAACGTATTCGAACAAATATCCACTTGCTGAAATATAACTTCTTTGGTAGAAGTTTACAGTCGATCCGTCTGGAAATAAGTCGGTTCTATTTACTGCTTCACCCAATTCGACTATATGATGAGTTCCTGCTCTTGACCAATAACTTAACCCTGCCATTACAGCATTATAAGTTCCGCCTGTTTGAAGATCGTATATAATTCTTTGTAAAATAATTTTTGTGTCTCTCTTACATTTTGCTAGAATATAATCAATCTGCGTTGGAGACACATTAGTTAATACCGCGCTAACTGTTGGATCAGTTTGAACAAATTGACTTACTTCTTCTGCTAAAAAGTCTATATTTGCCTCGATTAGTTCTACTGCACTGCCAGATCCTGGAACAATTGTTCCAGTTTTTGTAATGCCTCTAGCAGGCACTACTGCTTCTGCCGCGGTAATATTTGTTGCTGTAAGAATACTTCTAATAATGTTAAAACGTAAGTCGATAAATGACTGAGCATTACTGCCACCTGTAACCAATGGTAGAATAGTTTGGCTAGTTGATGTATTACCGACTGAAGGTGTAATTGCTGTATTTGCTATTATATCTGTAACCAATGTGTTTAGGTGACCTAATGCTAAATCATGTTGTGTGATTTGAGTAGAGGTAGTCCCTTGATAATTTGTATTTGTGTTAGCAGATAGAATATTTTGGTTAGGAACATAGGGAGTATCAGCTACTGAGCTAGATAAAACTGTGTAATAGGCGTTGCCGCAGAAATATACAGTAAAATAAGCATCGTTATTAGGATCTCCTCCACCATTAGTTAGAGCTTGGTTTAATGTTATACTGTTATAATTAACATCTGTTACTATTGTACCTGTGGCAGCATACCATACTCCATAATTTGGATTGGCAGGAGCTAGGCCAATTGTTGTAGGATTACCTAAACTATCAATCGGATTACCATCTACATCGTGTAAGTAAGGGAAACTATCAAACTCTGAACCAAATTGGTTTCTAATTCTAATAGTATGTCCTATAGCGACATCGGTAGTATCCACTCCTGTAAGCACTAAAGTTCCAGTTGTTATTGTAGATGTGCTAGGTTGAGTAATTAAGAAACCAGGAAATCCTTGTTCATTTAAATGTCCGTCAGGTGGAATAACTTCCATTACCTGACCAATGTGTGGTCTATTATTTAGGTCAGGTGTAAAGATTTCAACTCTTCCATTATTCGGCCAAAAACCAGTTGGATAGTATTGATCCAATCCGTCCGGCCCTGGATCAAATGGATATGATCTATATAATGGATTGAATACAGTACCGCTAAAATCCCTGCGTCCATAGCCTTTAGATACTAGGCATAGGTCACCGAAGTTACTGTTAGAGTTTGTAATACTTGCTATACCACCGTTATCAACTTGAACAGCAGTAGAACAGAAAATTGTAAACACAGAAACTAACTGAGCATAGCCATTGTTTGTAATTCTTATACCTCGCCCACCTTGAGGCAGTTGCGTAAATGCATCGTAAACAAACGACTGAATAGGTGATCTTGAACTTACTACGGCACCATCTACTAGGCTACCGCCCATAGCACCGATCGGATCAATCTTTCTCTGCGCCCATGTTCCAGTACTGCCTGTGTATTCTAAACTTAATTCTTCAACTGTGTTATCTTGATACGGTATGCTGGCAACATTACCAAAATATAATGTAGCATTGTTACCGAAACCAACAGTAGAAGTGTTTAGCCCTAATAGATATGTGCTAGTTGTTAATGTAGTAATGCTAGTAACCTTAGGAGGTAATTTAACATCTGCTCCATTAATACCTGTTAATGCAAATAATCCGCCACCTTGATAAACGGGAGGTGCTGCACTAGGACCATTCTGAATAATATCTGTAATAATATTAAAGTTTCTAGTTACCGCTTCCTGTGGCATGTAATCTCCGCCATACTGGAAGAAGGGATTAATAATTTGAGTACTTACTGTTCCTGATTGAACTGTTACGGTATTATTGGCTATTACCTGTAATGCTATATCTCTAGCATATCCAATTGCCATTGTGGTTGTTGTGATTTGACCTTCTACGTGATTATACCCATTATTCCAATAGGCCAAACCTGCTTCAATTGATTTACTGTTGCCGCCTAGTAATATATCCTGGCTCACAGCATCAATGATTAGACCAGTATCTCTGTAACATTTTTCTTCATTGTAGTTAAACGAATTAGCGTTATATACACTGTCTAGTCTAGCTACAACTTCTTCTTTGATAAACTCTTTGTTACTCATTAATAGATTAAATGAGTTAAGAGCATTACCTGGTAAAATTGTGGCAGTTGAAATTGGACTTAATCCCCAAGTTACTGTAGCAGTTCCGTTCCATATAATATTTGTCAATGTAGATACTGCTACATCAATTAGGTCTGCTTCTGTATCTGTACCTACATCTACGCTGTAAGTTTGATCTACTGCTGATTGATATGTGGCGGTTGTTAAACCTTTTATGATATACCTAGATAGTTCAGCAACATACTGGAATGAACTTGTTGTAGCTTCTTTCTCAGATTCTCTAATTACTCTCGATCCACTTATTCCATAATAACTTAATCCGGACTGTACGCTTTGTCTATTACCGCCATGTTTCAAATCAAACATTACACTGTCAATAATATAACCTACATCTCTAGCACAGGTTGTGGTGTTATAAACAAAGGTTGGATTTTCCGCACTAATGTAAGCATTGACTTCGTCGGCCATGTAGGTTCTATTAGCCTGTAATAGTGCCACAGCATTTGCTACCCCTAATAAATCAGAAGGAGCACCATTACTAACTATCCTGTCTGACCATGCTGTATTACCGTTACGTAAGATTTCTAAAATTACATCAAATTTCTTGCTTAATTCGTAAACTTCATCTTCACTCGCTGGCTCAAGACTAACTACTTGGGGTGTAGAAGTTTGATATCTGTCAACCAAATCATCCTGTGGTTCAATATTTTGAATAATCTTAACTGCTAGGTCTTTCAAATAACTGATAGCCGCAGTTGTGGTAGTAATTTCGTTAGCAATATTACCTACATAACTATTTTGATTAAAGTATTGTACGCCTGCAAATGTAGATTGACTATGACCTACAGTAGGAGCAAGCATATCCAATGCAATACTGTCTACAATTAAACCAACATCTCTCTTACACTTAATTTTGTTAAACTTTAAGACTTTTGGCGGAACACATAGGTCATTATTAATTTTATTCAAAACGTTTTCTTGTATAAACGTTCTATTTGCTTCCATTAATACTTCTGCACTAACAAAGGCAGCATCGGGGCCTGTGCTCTTGTAAACATCGGGTGCTGCCTCTGGTCCATCATTGATAATTGTTACAATTGTATCAAATAAACTAACAATACTGGCTGTAGATATTTCACCGCCGGTCAACACTATATTTCTAACTTGGCTTGTTGCACCTGTATAGGTATTAGTACAGGTTGTATTGGTTACAACTTCCACAGCCCTATCTCTAATATATTCTATAGCAGCAGATGTTTGTTGTTCCTGACCAGCGATTAAACTTACCACGCCTCTATAATAGGCTAATCCGCTCTCTACTGCCTTTTCATTACCACCAAAGGCAGCATCATAGGCAACGTTTTCTACTAATATGGCTACATCTCTATAACAGTATTCTTGACTATATGTAAATCCATACCATATACTCGATGTATTAGCAATGTTTAGAGCGATTTGATCCGAAATATAAGAAATTGTTTGTTCTTGAAGAAATGGTTTGTTAGCCAGTAACAAGGTGCGAGCATTGAAGAAGCCTGGGTTCTGCTGTCCGGCATTGATACTCATGCCCCTTTCTATAGTACCTTCGCTAATTGTAATGGTTAGAGTGTTAACACCTTTTACCCATGTACCTGTTCCTACAGCAGCCGGAACTTGAACAGTTTGATTTGGCACAAACATAGTACCATCTTTTAGCCAAGGGCCGCTTAAATTGGTGCAGTTTTGAATATAGGGACTATGATATAAATCAATACGTTCGCTTTCAGGCAAGGGAGGAAACGCTGTACAGTAAGCACCGCGATTAGTACCTTCTCTATATGTTCCTTCTAAAAGACCCGACCTGCCATTTAAGAATTGCATGAAGGCCAAATAACAACCAGAGTCTAAATGAAATAAATCCTGTGTTTTGTTAATTGGTTCGATACTGGTAGTTCTAAGATCAGATCCTACAATACTGGTATACGGCTTTAGGCGTAAAGGATTATCTTCTAGATAATGTCCCGGTGCTACTCTAATCTGTGTACCAGATTGATAATAAGGACTATTTAGGGCAGCACCGATTGTTCTACATGCACGACTAGCATCTTGAGCACGACCGTCATTGGTATCATCACCATCCATTGTAACATAAAGAATGTTAGTCACAACAGGAGCAGTTCCTATAGGTCTATCACCATCGCGTACTCTTATATTACCTACAATCTCTGTTAAGCCAGAACCGGGTTGAATTTTTACATCAGTTGTGTTAGAATAAATTTTATTAAGCCATGCTTCTGCCCATTGCCCGTTAGCATCACCTAACAAATATGTATTGTCTAAGTTAGGGAAATGACTACCGGACGCAATAGTTCCAGATGTAACACCGCCCACTGTTAAATCAGAACCGATTTCAACTCCACCTGTAACTTCAAGTGTTAATGGGTCCGAACTGGCTAATTTTAATTTGTCCGAGGTAATCTTACCATCTGCGGGATTATAAATTAATCCACCCGCTGCTCCGTTATTATCACCCCAAAGTTTTTTACCACCTGTACTGGTTACGTTATCTACGAATGTCAAATAAAAATCAGAACTTATATTTGTAGCAGTGATTAAAAGTTGAGAAGATGTATCGGCAATGCTTATTCGACCGTATATTAATCCACCTACGTTTAAGTCTTTTTCAATACCAACACCACCGGGGAAATAAGCACTGGCCTGTTCTCTTTGCGCTGTGGTGCCGTAGATGTATAATGGATCGAATAGGGCGCCTGCAGGGTTCCCCACATTCGGTGTACTAGCCGGATTAACAATATTACCTATGTAAACCTGTCCATTGTTTGTGGAAATGTTTAAGTTAATTTTACCGCCGTCTGCCGGTGCAGAGATGGTTTGATTAGCATCTGTATTAGGAGTAATATTTTTTGTACCGGTAATGCGAGCCATATTCGTTCCTTTAGAGTATTTATTAGATTAGTGAATTCGCATTTCAACTGAATCCAACAATACTGGGTCCCTGTGGGGCCAATCTGGATGAGATTTAAATCTAAGCAGTATACCAAATGAAGAATCTGATATATCACTCATACTTAAAGATGTGTTCCATATATCTGTTTGACTACCGTAGATTTTTTCTGTGTGAATTTCTAATGTAGCCCTATTATCACCGATAGGTAAATCGTCTAATAATAATTGAACAGTGTCATCGGTGGCTCTGCCATACCTACGTGCTTTAATTCTTACTTCAATACCCGATAATGTCTCTGGTAAATTTGTAAAATTAAATCCTGTTAATTTTAAAAAATATGTTTTAGTTTTTAAATCAGGCTTAGGACTTCTAGAAATATGATACAGTGCATCCTGTGATTGTAAAAAACGACCGTCGGAATTACGTAATGGTGTTAAATCTTCAGCCCAAGCAATATGTTTTTCTTCGGCACCATCTTCTGAGAATTGTAAAAATGTAGTAGGCAGCGTCCAATCTGTAGTCATACCAGTATTTACCTAAAATAAAAAAGGGCTCCTAAGAGCCCTTTTTATCTCTTATACAAGATTAGGCATTACCTATACTAACTACACCTGCACTAGCAGAACCGAAAGTCCATCCTGCACGAGCTGTGTTAGCAAATTCGTAACTACCAGACATCGTTCTTTGTGTTAATATAGCACGACGAGCAGTTAATTTTGTAACCCAATATGTGCTACCATTTACAT